TCAGTGTACAGTTTTTGACCGTTGCGATACTTGTAATTCCCCACATATTGACCCTTATTTTTATACATATGATTGTTCTAAACAATTAATTATTTGTGGTGATGTTGAATTAAATCCAGGGCCAGAAATGAGTGCCCAATCACTAGAAACAATTAAGGATTTTATTATATCATTACCTAATATTGTATCATATGATGAAGTTATGTCAAAATTAAAACCAGTTTCAACTATAACTGGTTTGTATCAAATATATAAAGCTAACGACGTTGGTGATGTAATTGCAGAAGTTGTTAGATTGCTTGAAACCCATAATTTGTTTTGGACGTTTAGTTCTGATAAATTAGTTGTTTGTGTTGATGTGATTTTAACACTTATTAAAGGAATTCCAGATGTTCCTGACCTCATAAAATCTTTTGTCAGTGGCGAAGACCGATTGTCAGTTCCGCCTGAGGTTATGGAATCACAAAGTATTGAACTTTGTGAAGATGGGATACTTAACAAAGTTTTAAAATTCACTAGAACTTTTGGAATAGCAGAAGAAACAGTACGTGAATGTGGTCCAATATTGGCTTTAATAATGTCAGTTGTAGCATCTATAGGATTAATTGCTTGTGGTAATAAGTTAACAAACATATCACAAGGTTTTAGTTCGACATTACATAGTATGGCGACAGATATTAAAGATTATAGAGTGATTATGTTAACATTTAAAGATACTTGGTCAACAGTAATTAGTTATCTTGGGAAATTTCTTGGTTTTACTTATTTAGATGATAAACAAGTTTTAAGAAAAGATTTTATTTTAAAAATTGATGATTTAACAAAGAGAATTGAGGAACTTGAGAGAGGAACTGCAGATTTTGTTTCATTAGCAGACCCCATGTACTATGAAAAATTTTTTGATGAAATAAAGAAACTTGATAAAATAATAATAGCTATATGTCAGTCGGACACTAACCTAACATCTTTAAGACTAAAATTAAATGAATTAATGGACAAAGTAAAGGTTATTAAAGATAATTATTTAAGCGTAGTTAGTACACTGTGTGGAAAACAACAACCAACTACCATTTATGTGTATAGTGCTGAATCAGGAATTGGAAAAACTAGTTTTAATGTTTGGGCTATTCAGGAGATGGGTTTATCTTATTATTCAAGGAATGCTCAGTCTAAACATTGGAATAATTATGTTTACCAAGATGCTGTTCAGTATGCAGATTTCAACCAGGATAAAGAAGATTTAGATCATAAAGAAATCGACCAAATATATTCTCCAAATGCTTATGAAGTAGAAATGGCTGATATTGCATCAAAGGGACGACAATTTAAATCTAGATATATGTTTCTTGATTCAAATGTTGGCTTTGTTCATTCATCTCAAGGCATTAAAGATCCTTCAATTTTAGATCGTCGTCGTGATTTCTTCTATGAAGCAATGACAACTTACACACCAACACCTGTAAATCCTAAACCAACAAAAGATGAGTGTTTGCAATATCTCGTTTTAAGATCAGAATGTAAAATACGTACTGAGAATTTACCTTTAGAAATTCGTGGTAGATTTGTTTCCGAATTTTATACACTTGATGGTAGAGATTTTGAGTATGGTGGAG